TGTTAATGTTGCAACACCACCAGCTGTCGCTACTGTTTGTACATAAGCTTTTTCAACTACTAGTCCATCAGCGTCGGCTACAACGATAGTTGCTCCTGGTCCAATTAGATTAGTTGCTAAGCCTGTAACAGCGTCTGCGGGAATAGTGATAGATGTAGCGCTCACTTTTGTAGCGTTATCATATGCAATGTGTAAACGCCCTTGTTCTGACCATACTACTGTGTCGGAAGCCATAGGCATTTCTGCTCCTACCATACGTAAGAATCCAGAGATAGTACGGTTTCCGTATCTCTCTACCTCTTTCTCGTATACTTCTGGTAAGAACTGTTGTGTAAAATCTAAATCTGCAAGAGTTAGATAATTGTCGTTAAATAATGTTTGTGTTGGGCGTGGTGTTAAATGTGCTAATGCACCGTCACTCCCTGTAAAACCTGCCATATTAAATGTTTTAAGTTATTAATTTATTTTCTTTTAATTCCGAATTTAGGCGAACTAGAAGATTTAATTGACTTAACCGTAAAACCGCCTGGCATACTGACTTTCTCATGAACGCCTCTTGGGCTCATATCAATATTTTTGGCTTTTTCAACACTGCTTTTCATTGCGTCGGCTTTGCCTTGCTCGTAAAAGTGGTTTGCAATTGCATCTGGGTTCATAGCTGTAAATAAAGACTTGTGATAACCTGCGGCGTCATTCATTTCATTTTTGTCGTTCAAGAACTTCTTGACTAAATTATTAATGTCGCTTTGGGTGTCTTTAACCTGATCTACATTATTTACTTTAAACCTAAACTTCTTTTCTCCAACGTTGAAATCAAAACCTTTGAAATCATTAGAAAAAAGTTTTTCTGTTTTGTTTTTAAATGTAGATACCTGTTGTTCAGTTATCTTAGTTGCCTGTTCGTTTTCTTTTGTATAACGGTTAAAAAACTCAACCGCTTTTTGTTGCTCTGGATTTAATTTTGATCCAGCTTTAATTTCTTCATAGTATCTAGACTTTAAACCATCTAAGTGGTTTTTAGCTTTAGCTAACTCTTCTTTGTGAGCTATTTTCTTTTTACGTATATCTCTTTCCTCATCTAGCTCTTCGTCGTATGCAAAATTGTCTTCCATTAAAAAGTCAATCTCTTCTTTATCAAGATGAGGTCTAGTGTTTTCGTAGTACTCTCTTAATAATTGCGTTTCATTTAGCGCAGAGTAATCAGTGTTAAGTTTTACGTAATCCTCTAAACTTCCGCCGGTGTCATTCATAAACTCAACTACCTTCTGAATATTCTCCGGTAATTCAACTCCTGCATCAGCCTCTATTAAAGCATGCTCCACTTGATCTTCAAGCTCTTCTGCTTGCTCTTGTACCGCTGCTTCTGTTATTTCTTCAAGAACGGATTCTTCAGACTGAACGGGGACTTCTTCATTTTTGACGGGCTCCCGTACTTCTTCAACCACTTCTTCGCTACTTGGTGCGTCTTGGGGTTGTTCGACAGTAACATCGCCTGCATCTGTTTCTTGTTCTGGAATGGCATCTTCTGTTGGTTTATTTAATTCTGATAAATCAACCTTAATAACGCCGTCTTCGAACGACATAGGTTTTGTTTCTTGCACGGAGGTTTCCTCAACCGCAGGTGCTTCTTGTTTTAATTCTTCTGACATGATAAAATATTATATAATTATTACTATTATTATTACCTAGGCTCGAAGGAACCTAAGTCAAAATCTCCGCTAAGTATATCGTTTCCTGAAGATTCGAAGTTTTTGGGAGGTAAATCATTTTTTCTTTGATTTATTAATTCACTTTGTTGCGTTGCCTGGAGCTTAGTCCTATCGTCTTTACGATCTTCTTTTTCGTTTAATTCGGATTTACGACCTTGCACCTCTATACCTTTTAAACTCATATTCATTTCAAACTCAAGTTGCATTAACTCTTTCTTTAAGTTAGCCTCTTGCATAAGCTTTTGGAAATCAATTTGAGCCTTAGCTTGTTCAAGCTCTATTTTACTAGCTGTTAAAGCTTGTTGTTTTTGCACCTCGGCTTGAGCAGCGACTTGTTGTGCCTGCGCGTTTGCTTCAGCCTGTGCCGCAATATTTTGTTGCTGCATTTGCTGATCCATCATTTGCTTTTCTTTCTTTCTAACTTTAAGCAACTGATTTGCTAATTTTATACTTTTAATATCACGAAGATCGATTGCGTCTGAAAGATCTATCATCCCAGAGGCAACAGCGGCTTGTATATTATTTTCTAGTATAGCTTTTTCTTCTTCATCGGGAGCCAATTCTATAAATATACCAAAGTCATATAAATATAAATTTGACATTTCCTCAAGTACAGCTACATTTTGATTGCCTATTTTATGTATAAAAGCTTCTCTAGTTGGTGAATATTCTATAATATCAGATATTCTTAAAGATAAGTTATCGCACAAATCGGCTGTTAAAAATAAACTACCATTTAAAATATGTCTTGTAGCGGTATTTGAATTAGCTGCTGCTAGTTTTTGAACACCAACAAGCGCTCTAGAGTCTGGTGTACTTCCGTCCCTAGCCTCATTTAATCCGGTTACATCACGGATCATTTGTAGATAATAGTTATAAGTAGTTATTAAACTTTGCAGTTTAGCACCGCCGCTACCACTACTTATCTCTTGAATAGGCACTTTGCCTGGATTCATATCGCCTTCCTGCGTAAACGATCTACCAATTACAGATCCTGTTTGGAAAAACATATTTAATGCTTCCTGCGGATTATAATTTGTACCATTACCTAAATCTACTTCGGCTAGCCCATCAGCATCAAGATAAACACCGTCTGGCACCATTCTTGACATTACTTGCTGTAGCTTTAAATGTGTAAGCTGTATCATATCCGCAAACCCCGTTATACGTGATACGATGCTTTCTATGCGACCTTTATACATTCTAGGAGCTACTATACTATAATTCATTTTAACCTTAGTATAATCGCTCTTTGGTCTTATCATGTTTTTAGCCATTTCCCACTTAAGCATCCGGCCTCCTAATATTTTTACGCCCTCATATAAAACCTCTAATGATTGCGACAATTTGGATATTCCATATTCAGCCATTATTTCTTCTGGCGGATTGAAATCATCCGATTTAGGTATTAGCTTTATGGCGCCTGTTGCGGTTTCTTTAACTTTGTATACGTCATTTGCAAATGTTTTATAATTAAAATAAAGCACTTGGACAGTGTTAGAATCGTCTTCGTCGTAATTTGTTAAAGTTCTGTCGTAAAATCCATTGTTACGATACGATTGACCCGCAATTTCTGTTAGATCATCGTCTGTCAGCCAAGGGAATTCTTTTTTTAGTTCATTCAGATGTACTCTTCGTATTTCACCAACATAATAAATATCATCAAAATAAGGTGAATCTGTATATGACCAAACAAGATCAACGGGATCAACATACTGCACTTTGACGCCTTCTGCTTTTGTAAAGGTTTTTTTTACAGCCGCGATGCCTATTGTAGTTAGATCATAATTGCAACGCCTTTTGGTTAAATCATATTTATTACCTTCAAGCAAAACATTTAAAGCTTGCTCTTCGGCTAGCTCGACTTGTTGCTTATAGCTTAGCTGCATATGCAAGTCTAACTCCTCTTTGTTTTTAGGTAGGGTTTCAGGATCGCTTTCAAAAAGATTAACCCCAAAATTTTCTGCCGCAAATTCATTTAGCTCTTTGGTTTGCATATCTCTTATTATAGCCTCCATATATTTAGTACGTTTTTCAACGCCATATGGATCTTGCGAATATGCTTTTATATCAAAAGATCTTTCTGATATACCGTTTACAACTATATCAACAAACTTTGATATAATAGGAACGGGTTTCCAATCTAAATTTAAATATGATAAATCACCATTAATAGATAATTCGTCTTTATATTTTTGTATGCCTTGTTCACCTCGCGCATATAATCTTAAATTGTGAAAAGTGTTTTGATTACTTTTAAATCTATTTAAACCATTATCGGTTTTAAACCATTCATTTTCTATGGCTCTACCAATAGATGTTCCATAGTCAATAGACATTTTTTCTTTATCGCTAGCTATTTGGCTTGGAAAATAATTTGTTATAACTGACTCAGCCATATTTTTATTTTTCTATTAATTTTGAAAATGCACCAGAATTGGTGTATTTAGCTATTTTTAAATTTAATTTCTTTTTTTGCACTTGTGCATTGGGTCTGTATAAGTTTTTATTACAAGCCATTATAGCTAGTCCGGAACTTATGGCAGCATCAAACTTTGTTCTTTTATTTATATCAAATTTAGCCCAATCATTCAGGGTGTTGCTAAAGTACATTGAACCGTATTGGCTGTCTTCTTTCAATCCAACGTATTGATCAATATATGACTCAATTGCAGCGGCGTGAGCCTGCTTAATATCTTCAGATGAGTTAGGTATACCACCTATTTCTTTTTCTGTTACTGAAAGCTTATTCCAAATTTTATCCGGTCTATTCATAGAGTAGCCCCTGTACCCTCTTCGCTTTAAATAATAAAGCAGTCTAGGTTTATTGTTTTCGCAAAGTAATGGCATTCCGTAAAACGTTAGTGCCATAAGAACATCTTCAAAAAACATTTCAGCTGTTTGCGGCCTAGCTACATATTCTAAAAAAAATGTATTAGGGGGAGCATCTTCCATACTAAACTTAGTTAATCCGTGCAAAGCCCCTTTGGAACCTCTACCGTCTGTTGTGCCAGATATATCATAAGAGTCACACCCAAATGCTCCTATATGTTCATTTCCTGGATATTTAATGCCATTTTTTTGTATTTGCTTATTTTGCAAATTAACGCTGGGAACCCAGGACACTTTGAACCTGCCTGATGGGTTAGGGGTAAATCTAACTTTTGTATCTTTGATACCATTTTCCCATTGAAAATTACCCGTTGTTATTACGCCTGAAGTACTTAAGTCTTCGTTGTAATCTATTTGCTCGTATATTTTTACTAAGTTAAATATACTATTTTTTGTTTCGTCTCTAAAAGCATGCTCCTCTGTACGTGGAAACTGTCTGTAAAACTCATTTAAAGCATCCTGGTCACCTCTTAAGCCTTCTACCTCATTGTTCCAATGCTCAATAACCCCAACTTCGATAACGTCTCCGTGTGGGCCAATGCAATCTTTTGATGGGGTTTCGAATACAGGCATTCCATAATTGTCAATGAATCCTTCGTAATTCCATTCCATAG